GTCGGCAAACGTCCCGTCCGGGTTGAAATACACCGGGGTGGCTGGTGTGGCTGGCACCACCGGAGCCGCTGGCACAACAGGCGTTCCACCGCCGCCGCCGTCCAGAACTTCCGCATTCGCCTCTTCTCTCAAATATCCGTTATTCAGTTTCCATTTCATGGGATTGTCAGTTTGTGTTTCGTGTTAGGGAAGGGCGCCGGTCAATGCGGCCTGCGCGCCGTCCGAGAGTTCAGCACCATGGAACCACAGCAGGTGCTGCGCGCGGTGCTCGTAGTAGTCGCGGAACTTATCCGCGGGGAAGTTCCTGGCCGCCCACTCGATGTATTCCAGACCGCCGCAGCCCATCGACACGTGACCGGCTGGCTCTGGATCATCCAAGCCCTCATCGCACGGCTTGCGGACCGGCGGCCTCCCCCGCGTCTTCGGCGGTGGCGAGGTTGGCAAGGATTTCATCGATGAGGCTTTTGCGTCCATCGCGGAAGGCGGCAGCGTAGGGGTCGATTGGCCCGCCCCCGGCGGCCGGTAGGAAGGATGGCCGGCCGTATCCGGCGGATTGCTTGAGCAGCCCGAGGACACGTTGACCGGACTCCCCGGTAAAGACGGCTCGGAATTCGGCCAGGATTCGGGATCGTGCCTTGGCGGCGTCACGGTTCTGTTTTTTTTCATGGGAATCTGTCATCATTGGGCGGCCCCCCCGGCGAGTGTGGCCAGGTCATTGATGCCGCTGGCACCACCCAGCTTCTGCACCGCACCCGCCGCTTGTTCGGCTTGCTGTGCCTGTTGCGCCTGCGCCCGCGAATCCGCCAGCGCCTGCATCGCCTCCGGCGTGCGAATAAAATCTTCCGGCAATCCCTTGTAGCGAAAGAATGCCGGGCCAAGCTTGGCCATGTCGATGAAATCAAACACGCTAGGGTCACTGGCCGCCAGCGGGGCGAGCGTGTTGCACACATCCGTGAAATTCGCCAGCTGGCTTTGCTCCAGAGCGAGCGCCATCGGTGACGTGTACTCAACGCCAGGATCCTGAAGGAACAAGCCAAGCTCACCTGCAACCAGAAGTTCGTCCGGTGGCCGGCCAACAAGGCCTTGGCGCAGGCCGATGGAAAACGCCCGGCGAATCACCGGCGAAAGGAACTCACGCGTCAGGCTGGCCAGAATCGGGTGGAACAACTCTCTAGACTCACTCACCAGGGCGCGCACCTGCTCGGCGGTGGCATCGCTGCCCAGTTGGGAAATCCCGTTGAACAACGGCACGTAGAACGCTTCGTCAATCGCCTTGCGCTTGGCCGCCAATCGATCCTGGCCGATGTCGTAGCGCCCTTGGGTCATCCATTCTTTCGGCTCATGGGCATTGGACGGGTCGTAACTGGTCAGGCCCATGGCCCGGAAATTCACATCGCCCTTGATGTTGGATGGAAGCAGCACCCGCGGGAATGCCGCCAGCTCCGCAAGCGTGTCCATCATCTGTTCCAAGAAATTCGATTGGCTGGCGTCAGACAGCGCCATGTAGGCCGGCGGCCATCCCCAGGGACTATTTCCCCACCGCTCCCACCGCGAAACCGCAACCGGGAATTCGTCATAGCCATCTTCTACCATCAATTCCTTGGTGGATTTGAGGATGTGGAACGACTCCCACGCTTTGTTGGCCTTGTCGAATTTGCGCGGGTCACGGTCCACGCGCGGACGAATCAGCCGCCGCACCTCCAGCGGCACGACACGCGCCTTGGAATCCTTCGCCTTGATCCGCACGCTCTCAGGCGCATCCTTGCCATACCGCTGGACAATCTGGGTCGGAGTCATCCACAGCGTGCGCGTGATCGTGTCCACCTCGCCATTCTCATCCTCCGCAATCGAATAGGTTCCTATCGCGTAAGCCTCGAAGTGCAGGCCCATGCCGTTCTTGCCCTCGCGGATTTCCGTTGCCGCCGTACCAAATGCGCCACGGTCCAAGTAATGCTCGGTGGCCGCCGAGTGGAAATTGCTTTTGCGCAGTTGCTGCGCGGTGATCTCCGAGGCTTTCTGGAAATACGCCACCCCGGTTTCCGTCACCTCCGCGCCTTCGTCGGGTTTCATCCCAAACCAGCGCGCACCCATCGGCGTGATCCGTGCACTCTGCCCGGTGGCCAGCGTGCGCAGCGCCCGCATCGCTGTACTGTCGAACGCTTCGTCCGCCGTGTGCTCCGGTGTGCTCAGGTTTTGACGGTTGGCAATCAGCGAGCGCCGGGGATGCACCACCCGCGCCAGGTCGTCCCAAAATCCCTCCCACGGTGCCCGCACCGAATCCAGCGCGTCACAATGGGCCAGCAGGTCGTTGACTTGATCGGAGGTCATGAGCCGAGGGTGGGGGACGTGCCGGTGGGTAACGACGACAGCCCACCGGGCCGCAGAATCGTCTTGTCATAGCTGTAACCCGCCCGTGCCCGCAGCTTCGCCGCATTGGCGGCCTGTGACGCCTCACGGCCTGACACGCTCACCGGTGGCGGTGGCAACGGGGCGACTGGTGCCGGGGTCACGTCAGGCATCTTTGGCGACTTCATGGCGGCATCATGCGCCCCAGAATCACCCGCACGAATTGAACAGGCGGGCAAGCTCCACGCGCCGCAACCTCTGGTTCCCGTGGCGCTGGTACGTGATCCAGCGCACCCCGTGCGCACGCGCAAGATCCACCATCGCCTGCAAATCTCCCGCCACACACCACAAGTGCCAAGCGTCCATCCCATCCACCGAGTCCACCCCGTCCAGCGCCAGGTGCCGGGCATCCTCCCACGCCATGGCCACCGGCCGCGCCATCACGAACAATCCCGCCGTGCTCACTACCGCCCCAAGCTGGAAGTGATAATCCAAAGCATCCGTCCACCCCACCCCTCGGTCACACCGCCGGTATTCCTCAAACGCCACCATGTACGGATTCTTCATTTCAGCTTCTCTTCAATCCAAAATCCAAAATTCAAAATTCAAAATCACCTCCGCCCCCTCGGCCCGCCCACCGCTCGCGGGGCGCGCTCGTCATCCGCAGCATTCACCATCCCGCGCCGCCACGCCTCGCCAAACGTCCGAAACCCGTCCGCGCTGTGCGAAAACAAATCGTGCTTCGGCATTTCCCGCAGCCGCATCCCGGCCGCCGCGCCCACGTCCTTGCTGTACCCTTCCAGGCACGCCACGCCGCTTGGGAAATCCTCCTGTGAATCATCCGCCTCATGGACCGACCCGTCACGGTTGCGGGCAACGTCGCAGAAATCCGCGTTGAACCAGCAATGCGGCAGCACATCGCGCACGTAGCCAATGCCCAACCACTTGTCAGGCGTCCGGGGTACCACCGTCACGTGGTGACGGCCAGCGTCCTTGATTTCCGTCAGGTAGCTCTTGCCGCTGCCTGGCGCGCGGGTGTCCGCATCGTGCGGCAGGTAATGCTGGCTGATCGCCTTGCCCCATTTGTTTTCCCACCGCAACCAGTGATCCGGCACCCGCGACCCAGGAACCCCCTCGGCCTCAAACCAATCCAGCACCAGGATATGCCGGCCCACCGGCTGAATCAGCCAGTCCGAATAATAATCGCTCAGCCCAATGTCTGAAAACGTGTAAACCGGATGCGTCATATCGATGCCGAACGAGCAAATCCGCCCCTTGGCGCGCAGGTCCGCCATCGGCGTGCCGTAAATCGCCCCCTCCGCAATCGCTTCAAACGCTTCGCCCGCCGTGCTTGGGAATTCTTTTTTCATGCCGTGTCCTTGTTCCAGGTGCTTGTGATCGTACCAAAGCATTTGATCCGCCGTGCAGACAATGCCGTGATCCTTCTTCATCCTGTCAAAATATTTCACCGTCTCTGCCCGCAGCTTGTGGCCGGCGCTCGCCAGCACATAGCGCGAATCTTGCCACCATGCGAAAAAGTGAAACCGGCTCTGGATGACCGAAAGATTCGCGTCGTCAAAGCGCATGCACTGGTTGAGCAGCCGGTAATGTTCGCCCACCTTGCCGCCCTCATGCGTGCTTTCCAGGTTGCGCACGTTGCCCGGCGTCATCGAGTTGAACGCCCCGTTGACGATTTCCCGCGCCTTGATGGGTGACCAGATCGCCGTCTTGCCCAGCTCGCTGGAGTGCAGCCGCTGCGGCGTATGCCCGCGCAGCGAGGTCGAGCACTTGGCCACGCTCCCATTCGCCCACGCCAGCTTGCGCACCGCCCGGCTTACCAGCGGGCACGCCCGCTTGACCAGCTGCCCGACCTCGAACGTCAGCGGGTGAATGTCCCCGTTGTCCAGGTGCTCGTAGGCCGTGAGCATCATGTCCAACTTGGATTCTGCGTCCTCAATCGTGTAATCCACGATCCCCGCGGACAGACCGGACCCGGTGAACAACAGGTCATCCAAATACAGGATTTCAAAGAACGTCGAAAACCCCAACTTGCGCGCCTTGAGCACGTGGTTGCAATACCACATCCGGTTGTAGAACTCGCGCTGTGGAACGTTGGGCACGAACGGCACCAGCACCCCGTCCGCGTTGCGGATGGTGTAGAGGTTTTGCAAGCGCCACTCGCGGGACGCCAGCGCCGTGTTTTCCAGATCCCTCCACATGGTCACATCCTCCCGGTTGGAATCACCGAGGCCGGCGCCAGCCGCGCCAGCACTCCCGCCAAATCCCCAAGCGCCTTTGCCTCGGGATCGTCACCGCTCAACTTGTTGTCCAGATCCATGGCTTTCAACGGATCCAGCTTCTCAATCTCTTCAGTCTCCCCGGTTTTCGTCACCACCCGCTTGTATTTCTTAATCAGATCCCCGTCCTTGTGCGCCGGATCGTTCGGATTGATCGAGCGCAGCGGCGTGAACATGATCCGGTAAAGCAGCTCACGCTTTTGCTGCATGCTCGCCACCATCCCCACCGCGCTATTCCCACGCACCGCCATCATGTATCTTGAAACATGAACATTTTTTAACAATCGGCTCGCCAAAACTGGAACACTCGACGCCTTCACGCCGATGAATCCCGCCTGGCCGTAGGCGTCTGGAGCTTTAACACCACTTAACACCAAATCCGCAAACCGCTGGTGACGCGGGTCTTTGGGCAATGGGATTTCAGCAGGCATAACGCGAAATCCGGCGGGTGATCCTTCCCAGTTTTTCCAATGCCTCATCTGTCAGGCTCAGCCGAACCAGATCCGAATGAACCTTGGCAAACCACGGCGTGCGCTCCACCTGATTGCGTACCGCCCAATAGCTGTAACCCGTTTGGGCCGTGATCGACGCCAGACTCGGCGGCGTGTCCCCGGCACCATGCACCGCCATCATGATGGCGTAGGTCGAAAACGCCAAGTTTTCCTCAAACGTCGCCCGCAGCAGCAACACCGCGAACTGTGACGGATCCACCGACTCAATCCGGCGCCGGTGGGCGCGGCCCGCGGCTTTTGCGATGATCGGCGCGAACACCGCCACCAAACCTTCAAACTCCATCTGTTCAAACGTCTTCATGGCGCTCTTCACGGTCTCTCTCCGTTTCCCCGTTGGCAAGTCGGTAAGCCTGGCGCTGCGCGTAGGTCATCCCGCGCAGTTGGTGCAGCGACAGCCGCCCCATCCCTTTGCGGTCAAAGTATGCATCGCACGCCGGGCCCACATCCGAAAACCAGCGGTTTTCCCGTAGATACTCCTCGCGCTCCTCGTTGCGCGCCGCCGTGCCCGCGTGGCTCCGGCTGCCCTCGCTTCCCATTCTCCCGGTTTTTGTCAGTCGTGGTTCCATGGTTTTCATGAGTCAAAAATTTCCTGATCACATCATGTCGATGAGCGTCGTCCGGTCCAAAAGCCGACCGATGATTGGCCCCGCATTCAGCGGCGTAATCACCTGTGAAAATGCGCTCGGATGCGCATTGGCCGAAAACACCACCGGCAACCGGTAGTTTTTCCGATGGTCCAGAATCTTGAAAAACTGCGACTCG